ACCAGACAACCAATTAATTTGTCAATCAATTGCCCTTATTGAGTCGTGAGAATGCCAACTAGGCGTGGAAAGTCTAGCTCTGATAGGCGCAGATTCCTGCGCCTTGGCAAAGGAGCCACGTACAAACCGTTACGTGACAAGCTCCATGAGGAGAAACGCCCTCAGCAAGAGATCGATGACTTGTGCGCGGAAGCTGCACGTCTCGAACTCACCCCACGAACGGCGGTTGAAGTCATCTCCAAGGAAGAATTTTTGGCTAGATATAAGGCTGATGACGAAGCCGAGGAATCGGCCCGACGCGCACTGATTGCGGTCGAATTGACGAAACTGGATAAGGATTGTAAGAATGTGATAGCCGCCATGTTCCAGGTCACGGCGGAAGAGGGGGTCATCACCAATGGTATCCTTGATGTGTCATACGCTGATTTGGTTGTCTATCCTCAGTACGGCGTATATGATCGAGTGACCAATCCCGAAGACGTCCTGAATGAAGCTGGTTGGCATCTCAAGTTGAACAGCGAGGACGAAAACAGCTCGGCCAATGAGTCTGACACCAGTGGGGATCAACTCGATGAAAAACATGTCGATGTGTCCAACGAAAGGCTCACGAAGACCCCCCCTGTTGTCACAGCTGAGCGTGGGACACCTGCGGAGAACTTGGCCAAAGCTGAAGGCGCCAAAGTGGAGTTTGACACCACAAATCTGCTCCACAAACAACTGCGAACCGAGAGCCAGCTCGCCATTGCGTTCGTCGCTGGCCAGTTGGCAGGCAAGCCGCGCCTCGTTGTGTCTTCAAGCGCACGTGAGATGCGTGCACATGATCCTTATGCCGTCCATGCCCGTGCAATGTACACGGGCGCCGATGGCGACCGCTTGCAGGATGCTCAGTTCAACACACGGACGGAGCTGGATGCCACGCAGACGCAGTATAAGATAAAAGTGTTTCATCACGTTTACATCCCGTTGCTAGAAATTGAGAATTACTTTTCAATAATCCAGTCGTTGAGGAATGGTGGATGACTGTCCTCAAGTTCCCGCGAGCGTACGGGAGTTTTGCC